CAATTGTGATAGAGATAAATTATATGGTAATACTATATGTATAGGTGAAGTAAAATATGCTAGAAATATTTTAGGATTGTCGAATGTTATACCAGGCGACATGAGGAAATGCGCTGAAATATTTGAAGGAATGAAATTTAATATGATATTATTCCATTGTGTGTTCCAATTTATCCCTGATAACGAAAGGGTTGATACCATGCTAAATGCAGCTAAGATACTAGATAAAAACGGGAAAATTATAGTTATTGATTATAAGGACAATCCATGTGTAAAACTTCCATTAGATATATTGAGCCAGTATTTTGAAATATCAGTAGTAGGGGATAAGAGTTTAAATTCAATGGGCACTATAACAGAATATACTCTTAAAAATGGTCAGCCATCTTAAAAATTTCATAGATAAGATACCAGATCCAGCATTTGCTATTATACCAGATAACTGGGAAGAATTCTTTAAGAACACTATATCAGTAGATGCTAGAGCTGCTTACCGTCGGAATAAAACAGCCTTTGGTGTTGAGAAAGTCGATGTTGTTACTGATGAAATATCTCAAGGTATTATAGATGTATGGAAATCACCAACTACAAGACAAGGACGGCCTATAAATTTTAACTACGAAACGGCTAATGGTGATAAGGTCAATATACAGAATAAATGGGCAATAGGTGATTATAGTGCTTATGATTTTGGAAATATAAATCTTGAATTATTTGTTTGCAGAGACCGTGATTCGCTAAAAATTATATCTTATATTGAATTAATCAATTGTAACGGAGTATCCATAGTTCATAGTACTCTATGTCATGATGACTATATTAAAAGAAATTTAGCAAGATACACATTTATGAGCATGATCCAGCAAAAAATGCCCAATATTAAATACTTGATTTACAACACTTATAACAAATCAGATCCGTCCTATCACTTTAAAGAAGATCTAGGTATCATCCACCATAACGGAATAGACATCCTTAAAAAAGAAATCAATGAGTAAAAGCCCAACACGCCAACAATGTGAAGATGCAGTAACGCAATTTGCTGAATATATTAACTCTCAAATGCCTGGTGGTAATCTACTTTATGTAGGTATTGCTGGTGATCCTCCTGGTGGTGAATATACACCTTTATTTAAAAACTTCAAAACCAAGACATTTGATATCGGTGAAAAATGGAATCCGGATATTGTAGGTGATATTACTAAGACTGAATTTGCAGATGAAGTGGTGGATGTTATTGTTTGTGTTCAAACTATTGAACATATTCCTAATATCTGGGATTTGCCTAAAGAAATTGAACGCATTTTGAAGCCAGGAGGATATGCCATTATAGACTGCCCTTGGAATTATCCATATCATGGCGAACCCGAATTCGGTGACTACTGGCGCATCAGTAAAGATGGACTTAAGCAACTCTTTAGCAACCTGAAAATGATAGGCATTTACGAAGGTGAAAATAACACATCTTGTCTCTTTAAGAAATGAATCTAATATTAGAATTTGACGACTTCAATCCTCATCCTGAGGTTGATTGCTTGGCTGAAATAAAAGCCTTTGTGAGAGTGTTTCCAGAAATAAAACTCACGATGTTCACTCCAGCTTTATATAAAGATACTCCTCTATATTCAAATCCTACATGGTGTGACGAAGTTAGGAAATTGATTAAGTCTGATAATCTAAGACTGGCAGTACATGGCTGCTATCATACTAATGAAGAATTTAAAAACATTGATTATCAGGATGCAATTCGTACCATAGTGAGGGCAGAAAGCATATTTAGAGTTGCAGCGCTACCATTTATAAGATGCTTTAGAGGGCCCCACTGGGGAATTAATCAATCAACATATAATGCATTAAAATGGTTAGATTATACCCATGTGTATACTCATGAAGATTATAAAGAACTAGCAGATGCCAATCAGGATGTTACGAATGTGATTTATGATTGGAATTTAAGCGGCTTATATATTCCACCCAGAAAGAAAGACGTCTTTGGGTTTTCTGATGGATTTCAAGTAATTGTTGGTCACGGGCACACGCATAATGTATGTGGAAATGGTATACAAGAAAGTTCGGCACGAATTGATGATTTTATCCGGACATATACACCTAAGTTTAACTTTGCAGACGAAATATGAAATGGGAAGATAGAAAGTCTAATAATCAAAAACCTATTACCGTAAAGGGGTTGGTTTCTATTATTCTACCCACATATAATCGCCTTCATTTTTTACATGAAAGATTAAATGAAATATATAAACAGAAGTATGAGAATTATGAAGTCATTATTATAAATGATGGCGGGGAAAGTATTGCCGATCTCATGCCGAGATCTTTTCAGGTCAGGCTTATTGAACTGCATAAAAATAGCCAAACGGTATCTATCCCAAGAGCAATAGGTATTTCTCGTGCTTATGGTGAATTCATTTGTCATGCTGATGATGACGTCAAATTCCATGCTAATAAAATCCCAACGCTACTTAATAATTTGGGTGATGCTGCACTGGTATACGGCAATAGACTTGAATTAGATCTCAAAACTGGTAGAGAAATACAAGCACCCTTTATTGAGAATTGGAATCCATTATTAAATTCGGGAATTGATAACGGGCAAATGCTTTATAGAAAAAGTGTCTATGAAAAAATCCCTTATATAATCAGCACACATGCTTGCGATTTCTATCTTGCTAAGGAGATCTATAAGGAATATGGTCCATTCAATTCAGTTAATGAGAATGTTTGCACTTATATTTGGCACGACTCTAATAGATCTCACTCTGATGCACGCAAGCATGTGCCGCTAAACGTTGAAGATTTTAAAGATTATTTTGGAGCACACAACGGAGTAATAACTATTCATGAAAACTAATAAAAACCTAATCATCTATCGCTGCTGTGATGCAGAAATTAATTCTACAGACTTCAAATCTATTAGACCGAAATGGTTTAATAAGCTAAAATGCTTTAAGAATTTCTTTGATAATATTCCACCAGAAACGGACGTTTATGTTCTACATGATGGCTGGCAAGGATTACTTCATGGGTATATTGCACAGCATAATGTGCATATTGAAAACGTAGATTTTAAATCTAATGAAAAATCTCTTAAAGAAACATTCAAAATAGCTGAAGATGCATTTACAAGCGGATATGAAGTAGTGTATTTCCTTGAGGATGACTATCTACACACACCAGGAGGTATTGATTGTATTTTAAAAGGTGCTGCTAGATATGGGCTTGTAACAGGATTTGACCACTTAGATAGATATATTCGTGATGATGATGTGACATTCGGAAAGGACTACATTGCATTTTGTGGTGCAACTAAATGCCACTGGCGCACGGCAGAATCTACAACGTGTACGTGGGCATGCAACAAAGAAACATGGGATCAGATTAAAAAGGATGTAGTGGAATATTCATTAAATGACAGACTATTGTTCCGCAGGTTGTATCTAGATGGTGTTAGATTATGGACTCCTATTCCCGGAGTTAGCACCACTCTTGACTATACAACATTTTCCCCTGGTATTGATTGGAAGAGTATTAATGATAATATTGTAGTAGGCGCCGTGAATTACTAGAGTGTGTAATTTATAGTATACTCAATGAAGCGTGTAGTTCTCAAAAAACTAAAACTCAAGAATTTTCTTAGTATTGGAGATGAGTGGATTGAACTTGATATTAAATCGGGGTTGACATTCATCACCGGATTTAACTTTGATAAGAATAGTACGAATGGAGTAGGTAAGTCGGCATTATTTACCGACTCTTTCTTCTATGCTCTATACGGACATACACTACGTAAGCTTAACAAAGACGAAATAGCCAACAATATTACAGGCGGTGCATGCAAATCCATTATCACATTCGACGTAATCAATGATATCCAAAAGGATGAGTATGTCCTAATGAGGCAGTTTACTAATCCTAAAATGCAGCTTCTTAAAAATGGAGATGATATTACCCAAAACATCAGAGAAACGGACGATGCAATAGAACACATCATTAATGCATCGGCGGATGTCTTTAAATTTGCCGTAGTAATGACCTTAAACGATTCAGTAGGGTTCATGAATCAAAAGAAGACCGAACGACGCAAATTTGTTGAAGGTATTCTACGCTTAGGTATATTCACAGACATGTTAAAGCTACACACCAAGATTGTAGCAGAAACTCGGAGGGATTATGACGTCAATCATAGTAGGTTAGCAGACGCTAAACGTAATCTATTACAATACGAAGAACAGACTCGCAAACAGACAGAGCGTCGTGTTGAGAAGATTGCAGAACTGCAGAAGCGTCTTGATTCTAACAATAATGAAATAATCCGACTTGAAGCGGTGATAAAAAATATCATCATACCTGATATAGACAAGATTCAGGAAAATAAGGTCTTGATTACTAAGAAGCAAAGAGAATTAAGAGAAGCGAAAGATTCTATTATTACCAATATTGCAAGTATTAAGCTTCAAACTCAACAAGCTAAGGATCGTATTTGCCATATTGAAAATCATGGTTTATCATGTGTTACGTGCGAACGGGCATTTACCGCAGAGGATATTAATGCAGATAAAGAAGAGGTAGCAAAACTACAGACGCATGTAGAAGAATTTCTTGCTAAGCAAAATACTTGGCTTGTATCTAAAGCAGAAGCAGAAGATAGGATTACCAAATGTCAAAAGGCTATCGATGATTATAATGAAAAGATACGCTTAGTAGATAGTAAAACTAACGAAAGAGCTGGTATTAAAGCACGCACATCACAATTGCGTGAATGGAATTCTACAATCCAAGCAGATCTTAATCATGTTAGTGTAGATGACGAAAACTTTACCCAATTGATTAATAATGTATGTAACAATATCAATGCATTACAAAGCCAGGTTGCTGCCGAGAATGAGAAAATTGAAGTGTTAGAAATAGTCAAATTCCTGCTTTCAGAGGAAGGTATTAAGAAGTTCATTGTTAAGAAAATACTAAAACTACTCAACTCACGATTGGCTCATTACCTTAAGAAACTTAATGCACCATGCAAGTGTTCCTTTAATGATACATTTGGCGAGACTATCATTAATGATAAAGGTAAAGAATGTTCATATGAAGCCTTTTCCGGTGGCGAACGAAAGCGTATTGATTTGGCTATGTTGTTCACCTTTCAAGATTTGAGAAGACTGCAATCTGATACATCCATTAATATAAGCGTGTATGATGAACTAATAGACTCAGCTCTGGGTAGTGAGGGTGTTGAGTGTGTCTTAAATCTTCTTAAAGAGCGTTCGCAAAAGTACAATGAAGCAATGTTTATTATTACTCATCGCAAAGAAAATGCAGCATTAATGAATGACGCCAATTTAATTTTTCTAGAAAAGAAAGATGGCATCACCATACTAAAAGCTATCGAATCGGCTACAATGTAATGTTGCATAATTGGCATTTTTTTAATATATAGACAATATGGATTTTATTCAAGCACCGTTCACCCAAGATAAACATCAAAGACACACACACGGGACAGTTCTGGGGCTGCCTGCATTTGGTCGTTATAATCCAAAATATTTTCAAAAAGAAAATGAGTACCGCACAAAAAATGCATTACGCGGAATGGATCATCATATTCCCATTCCAGGAGAAGGTCTAAAAAGAGCCTTAAACTTTTATGCCGACTATGGTGGTTGTGGTTTGTGGCGTATGTCGTGGCCTGAATTTGCTATTAACGGATATGGTAAAGCTATTGTCAATGGCCTAACACAGATGGTTATAGATCCAGCATTCTATAAAGGCATTAGCGCTGTTCGCCTACAACGCCAAGCAACACCAGAGCAATTGAAGTTTATTGAATTCCTCAAGCTAGTTCAACAGGAACATGGATTTAAAATTATCTATGAAATTGATGACGTAGTATTTGCTGAAGATATCCCACTATATAATAAAAGTAGAGATGCCTTTGATAAACAAGAAATCAAAGATTCCATCTATAAAATCTTAGGGATCGTAGATGAAATGTGTGTAGTATCTCCCTACATGAAAGATTACTACAAGCGCAAATCAGGTAAAAATGAAATATCTGTCATCCCAAATTATGCTCCAAGATTTTGGTTGCACGATCATTATCACCCAAGTAAAATTGAAAGAAGTTATGTTAAGAACCGCAAACGCCCAATAGTAGGATATTTGGGCTCTGGTACACATTTTGATGTTACCAACTCAACCAATCAACAAGATGATTTCTCACATGTAATTGATCAGGTGATTAAAACTCGCCATAAATACCAATGGGTATTTATGGGTGCATTCCCTTTGCGCCTAATGCCATTTATTGATCGCAAAGAAATAATCCATGTGCCATGGTGTAACATTTATGATTATCCTCGTGTATTTGCATCATTAGGAATTAACGTAGTGGTAGCACCATTAGCAAACAACGAATTCAATAGAGCCAAATCTGACATCAAAATATTTGAAGCTGGCTCGCTTGGCATTCCTGGGACGTTCCAGCGTCTAGAACCATATGTTAGTGCCAAATACAAATTTGATGCAGGTGATGAAATGATAACCAATATCGATCTCATTCTTAAAGACCGAAACAACTATATGAAACTATCTGCAGCAGCTCGCAAAGAAGCTGAAGGTCGTTGGTTAGAAGATCACCTTGATGAACATACCGATTTATTATTCAAACCATTCAACGAAAAACGTGCAGCAATAGATAACAACGGCTATAATGTTGTTATCTAATGAATCATAGACTACTTAAATTTCGTGCTTGGGATCCAATCTCAAAAAGAATGTATCCTGAGTTCTTTCTTTTCGGTGAAACCACATGCTTTGACCTCATCAGTCAATGGCTAATGGAGGTAACACCCAAAGCAGACAGACTACTACGTTTGAATGATGTTGTAATTATGCAATTCACTGGATTTAAAGACCTAAAAGGGGATGATATTTTTGAAGGAGATATATTAGAACTTTGTGCTCCTGAAGATTTTGACCTTCATTATGCCGAGGTGGATTTTGAGAATGGCAAATATACTTTATCTGGCTGTGCTGATTTAGCAGGATGGGTAAAGTGGAGTGTTGTAAAATCAAACATTTTCGAGAATTCTGAACTATTAAAAGCATGATACACTCCGAAACCAAGTTTGCATATAGACACAAGCCAACAGGCAAATGGGTTATTCTTGACTGTGTTGCCATTGGTATCCAAATACACATGGACTTGCTAGACGAATTTGATCCCGATATTCTCTATAGTGCAAGGAATCTCATTGAAGAAGATTTGACTCGAAGTAATATGTATGGTGTAAAATATGCTGCCATGAATTTTCTTGAATTTGAACTTGTAGAGATTGAAGTTGAATATAAATCAAAAATATGAGAGAAATAAAATTTAGAGTATGGGATAAGCTAGCCGAAAAGTTTATTTATCCTGACAAAGGATATCAAGGGCATTTTATTCTTGACCTGAATGGTCGATTTCATAACTTGCAAAATGGAAGCGGTGGTGATGAATATATTGTTCAGCAGTATACTGGATTAAAAGACACCATAAAAGTCGAGGTTTTTGAAGGTGATATTCTTCAATACGTTCCTGACTATATAGAAAGTAAGGCCGGTCAATGCGAAACAGAAATATTCGATGTAAAATTTGAAGATGGTTGTTTTGTATGTGATGGGCAAGCCACGAGCCAATCAGATATGAGTTACTATAATATTATTGGTAATATCTTCGAGAATCCCGAATTATTAGAGTAACATGTGGCGTAATATATTTTATGATAACTCAAGGAGGAAAATATTTCTCTGGAGCTGGGACAAAGATGGAAAGCGTAAAAAATACGACTTCGATTATGAACCTTACTTGTATGTAGAGACTAATAATGTTCGTCAAGAAGAAGCAAAAAGTCTCTTCGGCACTTCTCTGCGAAAGATGGTGTTCAAGAAAGACTCAGACCGCAATCAATACGTCAGAACATCAGGAATTAAGCGATTCTTTTACAATCTACGCCCAGAACAGCAGTTCTTACTTGAACTGTATAAAGATAAGGATTATGATTGGTCTGGCTTGCCTTTTAAGACCTTTATCTTAGACATCGAAGTATACACCAGAAAGGCTGATGGCTCTAGAGGTGAATTTCCAAACGCAGATGAGGCAAAATTCCCTATTAATGTTATTACTGTATATGACACATTAACAGGAATCTTTAATATCTGGGGTAAGGGTACATACGATGTATCTACATTAGCTGCATCATTAGGTGAAAAGAATGGTAGTACTATTGACATTGATAAAATCAAATATAATAGCTGTACCTCTGAACAAGATTTATTAGAGAAATTTCTAAAATTCTGGACTAAAGACTACCCTGATTGTGTAACTGGATGGAACTTCTCTGGGTTCGATTTGCCGTATATTATCAACCGTATTGGTTATGTCCTAGGCGAAGAAGAGGCAAAATCGTTATCACCTGTAAACAAACTTTACATGCGAACCGTTGAAAATGTAAAGAAATTTGGTAAAGATATTAACAAATGGTACATACGTGGCATTACTTGTCTGGACTATATGGAGCTCTACCAGACATTTAGTAGAGATAAGCAAGACTCCTATTCGCTGAATAATATTACTACCGTAGAAGAAGTGGGTAGCAAATTAAATTATGATGGAGATCTTGATTCCTTAGCTGATACTAACTGGAATCATTTTGTCAGTTATAACATCCACGACGTTAATCTGGTAAAGAAATTAGACGAAAAATTACACTTTATAGATATTTCAAGATTTCTAGCTTATAAGGGATTTTCCAAAATCGAAGATTCTCTTGGTAAAGTTGGCATTGTCACAGGAGCAATGTGCAAAGAAGCCAATAAAATGAATCGCATCATTCCTACGTTTCCCCCATCAAGCATCCAAGAGGATTATGTTGGCGGGTATGTTATGGAACCACAACGCGGATTACAAGAAGCGGTTGTGTCATATGATGCCAATTCTTTGTATCCTAATACGATCATCACCTTAAATTTATCACCAGAGACTAAAATTGGTAAAGTTATACACAGAGATGAAGAACATGTAGATATAAGATTTACCAATGGCAAGACTCAAAAATTTACCACAGAACAGTTAAGTGCATTTTGTAAGAAAGGCAGTGTAGCATTATCCTCTGCAGATGTTTTGTTTAGACAAGATTTTAAAGGAATTTGTCCTAATTTCATTGATGCATTATATCAAGAACGTGTTGTCATTCAACAACAATTAGAGATCTTAGAAAAGCAAGAACCTACTGCTGAAATTAAAGCCAAGGTTCAGCATTTAGATTTAATGCAATATACCATTAAAATCTTTCTAAACTCAGCCTATGGTACTTATGCAAATAAGTATAGCCCATTCTATGATATTGACGTTGCTGCTAGTATCACCGAAACAGGCCAAGCTGTTGTTAAAGAAGCTGCAAATATTGCTAATGGGTACTTAAACATAGAAGCTAATCCTAAAGATAATGTTATATACCAAGATACGGACAGTGTATATTTATCAATCAAACAATACCTTGCCGCAAATAATATAGCACTATTTGATACAGATGGTACAACAATATCCCAAGAGTGTATTGCTGTTACAAATAAACTACAAGAACATATTAACACCAATATCAACATATGGTCAAAAGATGTTCTCTATTCCACCGATTCAAGATTCTTCTTTAAACGTGAGTCTATTTGCGACACAGCCATTCTTTTGGAAAAGAAAAGATATATTCTTAGTGTCAGACATGATGGAAAGCGTAATAAGCACAAAATAAAATATGTTGGCGTTGAGGTGCAGAGAAGTAGCTATTCTATGCCTATCAGAGAAATGCTAAAAGAAGTCATCTCTGTGGTGTTCAGTTCTAAAGACCGTATAATAACCGATGCTAAATACCGAGAGATCTATGAACGGTTTAAAACGCTAAAGATAGATGAAATTGCATTTCGTTCTGGTATTAAGGACTATAATAAATATGCAAGAATATCTAGTGGGTTTGACATTGCACCACACTGTCCCATTCATGTAAAGTCGGCCATATATTTTAACGAACTATTGAAGATACATGGTCTTAAAAATAACTACGAAGCTATTGTATCGGGTAATAAAATTAAGTACCTCTATACCGCACAGAATAAGTATGGTATTGAATGTATTGGGTTTAATGACATACTCCCGCCTGAATTTGATATCAATATTGACATTGAGAAAATGTTTGAGAAAATTGTTGCGCCATGCATTAAGAGCGTATATAATTGTATCGGCTGGCCCGTGCCTGATATGCGCAAACAATATGCATCAGACTTTTTAGATTTATTTGGAATATGAAGAAAAACAAACCACACATCACTAATACAATTCAACGCAAATATATAGACGAGGGTACAAGAAGAATGGCCATCGCACATGAGGCACCTATATGTATTCTCGATACAGTCAAAATGTATACCGACTTTGATTATGCCCTGGTGCATCTTCTAGAAGAATCAAAAGAATACAAAGATTACTTTTACAATAATACTGCATTAAAGAATAATGCATTCAAGTCGCTCAACACTAGGCGCCGTCCTATCATCTTGGATAATAGTATTTTTGAATTAGGAGAAGCATTTGAAAGTGAAAAATATGAATCTTACGTTCGTGATCTTAATCCAGATATTTATATTATGCCTGATGTGTTGGGTGATAAAGAAGCCACACTACATAATGCAACACAATGGGCAAAAAAGGAGTTTGAGAGATATTCTATGGCTGTCATCCAGGGACAATCTATGGATGAATTGGTAGAATGTTACAAAGAATTTCTTAAACTAGATATTGATGCCATTGCCATCGGATTTAATCATAGTTTCTTTGTTAACGACGAAACCACTAGAGACTGGGATCAGGCTAATAGCCGTATTCGATTGGTTAAACATCTCAAAGAAAGTTGTATCTGGGATTATAATAAATATCATCACTTGTTAGGGTGCTCGCTACCGTTGGAGTTTTCTCACTGCATATACCATGATATTAACTCTGTTGATACATCAAGTCCTGTATTACATGGTTTGTTGGATATTAAATTTAACGAAATGGGTGTTCTTGAGAAGAAGAAAATTAAAGTTAATGAAATGATGTATACCACAGTATATCCAGAACAAATAGAGAAAATTGTTGAGAATATTAAAACATTCAGCTATATTTGTGCATGAGAATTAGCATTAGCGGACCCCAATGTTGTGGTAAAACGACCACACTTAAAGCTTTAAAAGATCTTCCAGAACTTAGCAGATATGAGTTTATTGATGAACCTGTACGACGCCTAGTAAAGGAAAGAGGTATTAGGATTAATAAAGATGCTACATTTGAAGATCAATTATTGATCTTAGAAGAGCATCATAAAAATACATTTAGATACACAGACTTTGTTACAGATCGCGGGATTCTAGATGCCTTTACCTATGCTACATATGATTATATTCACGGCAAGTACAGCTATTTGCAATGGATGGTATTCAATGAAATATTCAAAGATTGTATTAATCGCTATGATCGTATTTTCCTTCTAGAACCGTTGCCCATGAAAGATGATGGCTTCCGTTCCTTAGATGTAGAATGGCAAAAGGCAACATATGACATCATGTATGATATTGCTAAGGCTTATAATCCCATTATTCTTCCTGATTGGAATGTTGAAGGCCGTATTAAACTCTTCAGAGATAATTTCTAATGGACACACAGCTATTATCATGGGATAAGATTGACCATGCAGCAGAGGATCTTGCTCGCTCCTTATATGAAAGGGTTGATACAAAAAATATAGTAGTTATGGCCCCTCACTATGGTGGCTGGCCAGTCGCTACCATGGTCATCAACAAGCTGCGCCATTTGTTGAACGACGAAAAGTTTAAACCAACTGTATTAACAGAAAGTGAACTTACACGACATTTTCTTGTTCCATTATTAGGACATAAGCATATTATTATTTTTGACGATGTGCTAGATACTGGTAAAGTTATTAATGGGATCATTTGGCGGATCATTCACGAGTGTGAAACGTTTATCCCGAAGGATGAGATTCTAAAGAAAATTACCATCTGCACAGTATGTAAGAAGCGTGAATCAGATTACGATTGCTTACATCTATACACCCATAATACATTTCCAAATACGTGGATTTTATACCCTTGGGAATAAAATTATGGACGAAACACAACTCATCAAAAAATGGGAACCTATACTAATGTATACTGACTTTGATGGAAAGTATATACCACCACAAAAATGGACTGAAGCTGCAAATGAACTTGAAGACATAGAAAAGAAAGTAGGAGTGACTAGATTTAAAGAATTACTTCGTACCATATATAGAAAATATACAATAAACAAATAAATGGTAAATTCATTTTTAGATTTCATAAACATCATAGAGTCAGGCCCGACAGTACGAACTAATAAATTTAACATTGCATGGCAAATTGCGCGCACTAATGCTAAGAGCATTAAAGACGTTGATAAGAAAATTCAGTATGTCATTAGCTTCTTAGATCAAAATCCTTCTAAGGAAAATTATGACAGAGTACTCAATTGGGTTAAAATGACAGGTGTTGCCTATAAAGGTGAAGATAGAAAGAAGTTTGAAACCACAACAAGCAAGTTGGAGTCTAATAAAGGAAACTACCAAGGAGCGGATAATGAAAATGATTTATCAAAAGTAGATACAGCCAATCTTAAGAAGGTTCATAAGGATTTATCCAAACGTAAATATGAGTTTCAATTTAAACATGTCCCAAAAGATCATGTAGATTTTATGAAAGCATTAGAAGACGAAATAGCCAAAAGAGGTTGATTTGCTAATGAGTATCATTTATATATTAACATGAGTCAAGACTATTCAAAGAACCCCCTCGTTAAAGAAAATGTTATCACCTTTATGGATGCATCAGGCCGAACTATGTTCGGTGAGCACATTCCAGACCTAGACAAAGATGAAACTATTGCTATTAAAAATCCCGTAGTTGTGCATGTAGTTCCACAGCAAAATGGTACAATGGCATTACAGCTTCTCCCTGCATTCTTCCGTGAATTTTTAGCTGAGTCAGACAGTTCAATCATCTATAACTACCCACGTACGCAAGTAGTACTCTCAGAGCCACTAATCTTCGATTTCAAATTCCATGGCCAATATGAAGCAATGTTTAAACCACAACCTGCTCCAGGACCAACACAGGCTCCAGCTCCGCCTGCAGTTAATTCCAAACGCATTAAGCTTTTTGATGAATAATAAATAAAAAGCCATTTGATAACAGTGATAAACAGCGGTATAATAACATATACCGCTGTTTGATTTTTAACAATTATGAGTAACCCAATATTAGCCAAAGCCCTTAAAGGCTTAAAGAAAATAAATCCCGATGCGGATTTCTTAAACAACAACACCCTCAGTACTATTCCGGGGTTTGTAAACACAGGAAGTTATGCA